AAGGTTTGATCGGCTGCCGCTTTGACATCCGCTCGATTAAACGGGGATGGGCGCGATAGATACTCTTTATCTTTGTTATAGACGCCAAACGCCGTGGTTAGTGTTGACCGTTTCTCGGATACGGTCTCGGGTAGGCCTTTCCACTTGTACGTCCCATCCGATGTCGGAATACGTTTCCCCCAGTAACTGGTTCCGTTGAATCCGACTAACTGGGCGTTCCAATCTAACTGACCGTTAACTCGGGCTATAACAGTCTCGATCGCGTCTCTCTGCTCCGTAGTAAGACCAAGAGGGTACTTCCCACGAAGTTCATATTGTTCTTTATCAAATACGGGACTTGCCATGTCTCATCAAAAGGTCCCGTTATCAACTAGACTCGGAAGCGAGGCTAAGATTTGTGCTTTCTGATAGTCTACGTATGCCTTAGTCGCACCCTGATCTGGCGCAGAAGGATAAATCGTGACATCAGTATTTAAGCCTGTGACTCGATTCCCTCTCATATCGAGCGTTCCCGTTACTTGAACATCGGAACCATAAATAGTATTAGTACTTGCCATCATCAAGAGTCGGGATGAGAGAGAGATCCGAATAGGCTTTGGACGTTAAATCGGATGGATCTACGGGTTCGCCTAAGAGATAAATACCAATCGGACTTATTGTTGACGTTGAAACTTCTTGCCCATTAACGAAAGTCAAATGATTTAATTCGATTTTCGTTGGAAATTTGATCGTAGGAGCACTAGTATCTGATGCGAGCGTGACCCCGGCTTCCGGCAACGAGTCATAAAAGTTAGCAGCTCCCGTCGTGGGAGCTAAATATAAATCGGCGTAGCTTGATATGTCGGTTATTAACTTTCTCAGAACTCCGTCCTGAAAATCAGTCAACCAGCTAGCGACCGGTTCATACTTGACCGTTGTAAATGCCCTTACGTCACGGATCTCAGTTACTTTATAGTCACTGACCGTAATTATGCTGAGAAGAATATGAGGACGGTCTATTTGGTCAAACTCTCCCTCTAAAAAGATCTCGGCAGAGCTAATTGGACCCGTGGGACGTCGATTAGGAAATAGAGCATCACCGGAGTATCTTACCTCTGAAATAGCTACTTTTCCGCCCCAAAATAAAGTCCTATAATAGCGAGCTCTACCTTCGGAATTATTGAGAGTCCAGACACCATTTCGAGGCGCTACCGAGTCTGCTAATTGCCAAGTAATAGCATCGTTCGAACGATACAATGCGCATCTAGCCGTAGCTAGCGCGATAGTTGGGGCTTTGAATTCAAAAATAGATGCGGTAACCGTTTCTGTAAAATCAAACGAGATCCAACTGCCGTCCTCATATGTTCCAGCTTCGCCGTATTCTGACGGCATCCAATATTCATTGGATTTCTCAGAAATAGCATAATCAAGTCTGTGATCTTTCGCCGCCCTATTCGTAGCATAAATCGTCGAAGACCCGGATAGAGAGAAAGACGAGATTGCGTAGGGAAAGTTTCCGACTGAGGTAGGAATGTTCTTGTCAAGATAATATCCAACTTGATAACTACCGTCTTGAATTCCTCCATCGACGACGGTCTCAAGATTAATAGCTAGGGTCGACGTAGGAATCTGACCGTTCGTCCAAGTGATTGTGCCGTTATAGACAATAAGAACACGAGGATCATCCTGTAAAGCCCCTGTCTCAAGTGACCCAGGACCCGAATAATTACCGTATTGCGGCTCGACATAGACAAGACCTGTATTTATTTCGCCTTCGTACTCTTTCCTGTACGCCTGAGATACTCCCGGAAGTCTATCATAAATAGGGCGTCCACCGGAACGACCCCACACGGTATCGACAGGATTTAAGTTAAGTATATCACTAGCCTTCTCGTCGATAACGCTGATTCGGGCAAAACCATCGATAAAGGTTTTGGTTTTAATCTTTCCGAGTTGCGATTGAGGGAGAAGTTGACTCATAGCGCCAGTGTTCCGTTGCCGTAATCTACCGGTTTGAACGCAAATTGTGTATGTGGAGAGCTAGAGAGTTCGGGAAGATCGGTGGCATACGATGTGCTCTCCCAAACAAACGTGCTAGCTGATTCGTTATTAGACTTAGAAGTTACGCGAATGGTAGCAGTGCCGAGTTTATTTGCGGAAACATCGTATCCCAACCGTGGATTCACCTTTTCACTACATTTTGCTAGAATAACAAACTTTAGGAGATTTCCAAAAATTTCTTCAGCTCGCGGAGTGTTCGGTTGTAATCCCGCCCAAGTTTCCACTTCGTCCGGCGGAGTGAAAGATCTGGTCGCTCTAAAAAATTTTTGAGACGCGTCTGAAATTTGTGAGATAATGCTCTCGTATCTATAATTGGGTTCATAATAACGAACTGTCTCCGGACGGTCTGATCTAACAAAAATGCCATTCTCGTAGTATACAGTCAGATCCATAATGGGGGTTACGTGTTCCGTAGCCTCGTACTGCCGAAGAATAGAACCATTTCTAATGGTGGTAGTATCTTTAGGCGCGAATCGAAACATATCCCTATAGGAGGGAACTCCTCTTTCCTCGGTCTGCCAATCAAGCCCCGTCCAGAAGTACGTTCCGAAAATTTCTTCCATCGGTCCGCGGATCAACAAAGTCTGTCCCGCAACGAGTTCTGATGTAGACTCAATTCGGCCCTGCTGAATAAGGATCTCCGTAATAAGATCTTTCGAGAAAAATAGCGGAAGCGTGGAAGATTCCAAAATGTAGTTATAACGAAAGATCGAGGGAGAAACCTCAATAATAAGCCCATCGTTGATAAGTTTATCCGGATCAGTAGATGTCGGTGTGAAATCGATGAGCGCTTGGAAATATCGCGGTAGGGGCAGATTAGCCTCTAGGAGACGACGACAGGATTGCGGCACGTCTGGACAAGACTCCGAAAGGACAAAGCACCTCTCCAGCTCAGAAGCATCGAAGCCTCCTTCCGAACGATATCGAATGTATTCGCCAAGTGTAAAACGAGCCTCGTATCTAAAAGATTTATTAGAAAAAAGTGGACGACCCGCACAATCAATGAAATCGACGACCTGAATGATCCTAATAAAACCCACGGCGACAAGATCGTCAATCACCTGCTTATATGTACGATCATTGAGTTCAGGAAATGTAAAGCTCGATAATACTTTCGCGTGAATTTGTACAATTCCCCGCTGACGATCCAAATAGCAAGAATCCTCGGCGACGAATCCTGTCAAAAATTGGTCTGAAGTCGGAGTAACTACGAACTCGCCAGCCACGTACGATTCGCCGATGAGCAGTAATTTGACCTCGATACGCTGATTCGAAATCAAACCTTGCTGCTGAGCTGATCCTAGATCTGATGTATTCGCAATGATCTCAAAATTCTGTTTGGCAACCCAAATAGGATAGCCCGGGCGGCGGTTTAGGCTCACTGAGACCGGAACTCGGGGCTCATATACTTCGGTATTGAGATCGGAGCTATCAAACGCAATAATTTGAGGGTTATACGCACCGTTTGTTGTCGCTGTAATTGTGGCTCCAACTACCCAGTCCGAAAAGACTTTAGGTTCGCTCAAAAGTCCGCTAGCGACAAGATCCTCAATCGTTCGATTACCGTTAAAGATAAAACCGGCGAGAACGACTAGAAGCTGTTGGCCCCCATCGGGAGTAATAACCTGTCCGGTTAGATATGTCCCCGGTTCTAATGCTCGAATAATCTCAAATTGTAGATTATTAATATTCGCGTTGTAAGATTTCGATCCAGTTGCCGGTGTGAAATCTCGAAGAACTTGGTGATAGACAAGAATATGACTTGTACCGTCGACGACAAGATCGCCGGCATTGAGCGTAGTTCCAGTACTAAATGACTGGGGAGTTACAACAGAGAACGATGAGGCGAGTAGTCCGGACGGAGTCGAGTAAACCGACATCGCCGCTATATCCGGGTCGACATATTGCTGAGTAATACCGAGAGTCAGAGGAAATGAGGTTGTGAGGGCGCTCTCAATATCAGAAACGCTCGGCGAATACGTAACTGGAAATACGGCATTAGGGGTGAGAATCCCGAATAGATTATTACGGACTGTGCGCGTAAAATTTAGAAGATCCTGAGCATATGGGCGATTCGGATCGTACAGAAGATCAATAAATACGTCAGCATCATCAACTTCCATCGAGTATACCGTTCCGGTGAATTCCGTTGGAAGCGCAAACTTAATTAAGTTTTGAAGCGACGATCTTTGGGCGGACGTAAGCGGAGATCCGTCAGGATTTAGAACACAAAAAGCTACTGAAGGTGAAGCGGTTACGTAATTTGTGTCATAACGATATTCTTCCTTCGCCGATCGTCGAGGCAATACATTGACTGCAGTCCCAGGGCCGAGAGCATCGGAAAAGAAATCAACCCAATCTTCCGCGGATACTGGATTACGACGTCTAATAAGCGAAAAAAATCGCTCCTTAACTTCTTGTAAGAGTTCTGGATCCTGTCCTCCTTTTGCCGCTTCTAAATTCGTAACAGATTCTATACCACTTAAAGATGTGACCGAATTGACTATGGAACCAGCCGGGACATTGTTATTGGATCCACGTAATATCGAAACAGCATTGACACGCCCGGTAATTTCACCCCGGGGGATCGTGAGGGTTTGGGATGTTACGAACGAAACGGAAACACCACCCGTGAGATTTGAGTCCGTAGAAACTTCAAAACCGGGGAATATAGTAAAACTTTGATCACGCGGAGTAATCGTAAATTCGAGTTGAACTGTCGATCCGGATCCCGTTCGACGTTGCGCGCCGAGAAACGGCCCGATCCATTCGACTAGAACGGATTCCGGAAATGAATTAGCGAAAGCTAATAATTCTACTTGCGCGAGCGCCTGACCCTCCAGCAGGGCCATAATTGGCGATCCGCTGGAGAAGTCGTTGATTGTCGCCCCGGACGCTTCATAAACTCTTTGCGCTGCGGCTGCTACGAGTTCGGACTCATTCCGCGGGTCAAGATCAATCGGCGGTAGAGGAGCGTACTGAGGCATTAGAAGAATCCTTCGTCTACAACCGGAAAGTTAGCGATTCGCTCGTTTAAGACGGATTTCGTAATCACGTCGGTCGAATTAAGTTGGGAGTACTTGATCAGAAAACTCTGTCCTTGCCCGCCTTGGTTAAATTTAGCGTTTGTATTCCAAAATTGCGGAGCATTCGCCGGAGTTGTATTGATCTGATCGCCAAATTGAACCAGACCCATAAAACTTTTGTTGCCGGTTACAGGCACGGCGCCATAGCTCTGGTCGGTCTGCATTGTAACATAGACCGAGTCTAAACCGTTATCTCCACCTCGTTGAATATCGTTCCGATTGATCGGATCAAAATGCCAGTCCGTATCAGCGCCGTCAAAGCTAAGTTGTCGGGCTCCGTTAAGCCATGCCGACGTAACGATTACTCCCGGACCGAACAGTGTTTTTGACATGCCTTTGGCACAAGACTTCTCAATCTATTTTACCCTGAGCAATAAAAAAGCCTCCGCTAGGGAGGCCAATCTCGGCGGATTTAAGATCAAGCGTAAGTCCAAGAATTAACTGTGAAGACAAGCTCGATGGTTCCGACGTCACCGCTTTCACGGTCCATCTCGGCGACAGTCAACTGCTGGAGTTGACAACCGTTAAGAACGTACGGAGTACCATTACTATTATCGCCGTTACAGGTTGTCGGCTGAACAGTAATGGTGATAAATTGGCAATTGTAATTTGCCCAGATCCCCTCAATCGCGTGGGCGAGTGCGGGATCGTAGGGTGCGGTGAGAGTTACATCGTCAATGGAACGAGGACCGACAACCTTATAGATGCGATTACCTGTACCATTGGCGTATTGACCACTTTCGGCTGTGTCTACAATTCCTGAAAACTGTGTCCAAATCGTTTCCATACCGGAGATGGTAACGATAAACGCTGACTTGGGGATTGGAATGATGACTGGCATTTGATGTCCTCCTTATAAAGTAAATTAAGAAGGATCAAGCGAACACATCGTTGATGTAGAAGCCAGAACCGTACTTGCTAGTAGCACCCAAACCCGTGATGTTCACCGCGCGCTCCACAGTAATCTCGGCACGAACCACACGCCGCTCGCGAATGTAGTACTCAGGACGAACTGCGGGAGTGCCAGTCAACTGATAGGTATAAGCGAAAGCGGGCGTTGCGGCATTAGCGCCACCAGCTGGCATCACGGAGTCGGAAGCGCTCAGCGGGCTATAGAACAGCAACACGGCGTTCTCAGGGAACACGGGCACCAGGGTATTGTCATCGGAGAGCTTACGACCCTCGGCGACGCGGATACCGCGCTCAAGACCGAAGTAACGAGCCAGCACATCAACGTCGATCGAGTCGGCGGTGGTGAACTGGATGCGCTCCAGGATCGCGGGATTGGTGAGCAGACTGTCGAACACAGCGGTGCCCATCACCATCGAGTTAGGACGAATACCGATCTGGTTGGAAACGGCACGCTTCCAGTTCAGAACGTCAACAATTGGGTTGTTAGTAGCGGTGCCCCAAGGATTACCGCCAGTAGCGATGCCGATTGTTGTAGCGTTACCATCATAAGCGCTCCAGTTGGAATAACCGAGAGCGAGAGTTCCGCCGGCGGAAATTACGCCTGGCTCGTAGTTAGCCGTGGTAGAAACGGCCTCCGAGACGGTCACCTCGTAGCTATTCATCAGGCGGGACATCGCGTTGCGAGTCTCGATAGCACGCAGGTCGACCTGAGCGGGACCTTCACCGGCGTTTTCAATAACTTCCTCGGCGAGTTCCCAAGCGATCACTTCCTGGGTCAGAGCGTAAGCGTCGGTATCGAAGCGGCTCTGAACGGCGGGGATGTTGGCGCCGTACGCGCGGCGATAGTCTTGGATAGCGAAAGCTTCCTTGCCGAAGCGCAGGATTTTACCGGCGCGGGTGGGCGTATCGACGACGGGTGCGATGAAGTTTGCGATGCTGGTCTCGGGCAGCATAAAGCCCTGAGCCAGAGTTGTCAGAATAGGATCGACACCACCGTAGGTGTCACGAAGATTCATCATTGACTTTAAGTCTCCTTCTGCAGAAGGGTTAAGGATTCCTGGACTTACACCAATTTCTTTGAAATTGGATGCCAGGGTTTGGCCTAGCTAAACTTAGCTAAAGCTCACGAGAGCGTACTGCTCGCCGCCGATGTCGATGACATCGCGAATGATCGGGCTAGTGCCGTTCACAGTCACAGCGGTAGAACCGACAGTAGCCGCGTCAGAGGCGCGACCGTCGGAGATCACTTCCAGCGCAGTGCCGATATCGTTAGCGGCAAGAGTACCGTCACCTTCGACCAGCAGGAGGCCGGAGGTAGCGACGGACAGCATGCGCACCTCATCGGTGGCGAAGCCGGTTTCAGGCACGTTGTCATTCAGAGTGAACTGAGCAACGCCCATGGAAGCTCCGCCGCTGGACTGTTCGACAAGCAGAGGAGGATGAGAGCCGGGACTGGATGTCAGTTTGACAACACGGAATTGGTTAACAGCGGTGCCTTGGGCGACGAGAAAACTTTCTGCGAATCTAATGTATTGTTTCGAGTAGACCGGTGCGGCCATGTTTTTTCTCCTAAAAAGTATGAGATTGATTTAATGCCTTGCGGCAATGTGGCGAGAGAGATTGTAAGTAGCCATCTCCTGACCGCAGTGCGGACATGTTGACTTTGGCTGTTCTCTCTTTCCTCCCCAAAGTGGGAGTCTGCCTTTAATAGAGTCAAGTCCTGGTCGGGTGTAAACTCTTCCTTCACGTCGCTTAAATGACTAAAATAAGACAAATATCTTGGAAGGAGGCGGTGAAGATAAATTCGTTAGTTTACTCTTTTCTGATTTACCCGCTATCGAAAATCTAATCGGCACCTGCAGCGATCGAGGCACCTGCAGCGAGTTCCTGGTACGGGAAGAGTACCTATAGGCTGCCATCCCGCGGCGTCATAGTCGAGACAGTCACGGCAACAACGTTTATCGCGTTTTGCTATCCGTCGCATCTCACTCGCGCCTAATTCTCGTCGGCGGGCCATCACACCCGCATTGAACCAACGATAAGCCGGCGTAACAAGATATCTGTTTAACCTTGTTTGAATGCCCGACCAAGTCGCTGGAGTAGATTTGCCTGGTTCGGTGTCGAGTTTTTCCTCCGGAATGAATCCGAGGATCTCTTCTTCGATCTCGTCAGAAGCGGCGAAGTCTACCTTACCGTATTCAATTTTACCCTCGGATAAGGCTTTCTTTATATCTTCGAAGAATTTCCAAAGATATTGCATTTGCCCCATCGCTTCGGCGTAAGCCGCGTCAGAAAGCTCCGTACGCTTGCCACGACCAAGATGAGTAGCGGCGAGGGATGAGATGAGGGTGTCCTCCGCCGCCGCTCTTTGAAACTCCGCGAAAGTGATCTTGCTTAGCGCTAATTTACGGGAGAGGGCTTTCGCCCTCTCACTCATCTCTTCCTCGAGTTTTTCGAGAGATTTTGTTGAATCGGCCAGATTCTCGGC